TACAAAAATAAACCTATTAAATTTAATGATATAGCATTTATGCTTGAATATGGCACGGTTAACCAACAGGCTGAACCTTGGTTGCGACCTGCGTTCTTAGCTAAAAAACAAGAAGCCTACGATAAAGTTCAAGCAGATTTATTAAAAAGAATTGACAAAGTAACTAACAAATTATTAAGGCAACCGATATGATGCCACCAGTTTTTTCTATTTTAAAAAATGATGCAACAGTTTTTGCATTAGTTAATTCTCGTATATATAGGCACGATGATGCGCCGCAAGGGGTTCAAAAACCATATATTGTATGGTCAATGGTAACTGGTATGCCTGAATTGCAATTGTCAGGTTCGCCATTATCAGATATGGACACCGTACAGGTTGATTGTTTAAGCGAAACTGACCAAGAAATTGAAACATTAGCATATGCCGTGCGAAATGCGTTTGATAATGCTAGAATTGCAAATAGAATCACTTTGAACAGTCGAGATTCTGAAACTCGGCTTTACCGTATCAGTATTGACGCTGATATTATTAGCACTAGGAGTTAATTATGACCACAGGCGTATTACAAACACAAGGCACAGAGTTATTTTTTATTGACACTTTGTCTTCAACCGTTGCGGCACTTGTGAAGTTAGAGTGCCCAACAGGGATTACTGGTCTTGGCGGTGCGGCTGACCAAATTGAAGTGACTTGCTTAGATACTACAGACGATAAGCAATACCGTCGTGGTCTTGGCAATCCAAGCACAATATCAGTACCGTTTAACTTTATACCAAGTGCTTCATCACATCAAATTTTGTTTGATTTGAAAAATGCTGGCACAGTTACAGCTTGGTTAATTGGTTTTTCTGATGCAACAACAGACCCAACTGTAGTAGCTGGCGCTTTTGTGGTTCCAGCGTCACGCACTTGCGTTGAATTTCAAGCGTATGTTTCTGATGTCAATATTGACGTTTCTACAAATGAAATTGTCCGTGGTACGTTGACATTGCAACGTTCTGGCGCAGTAGAGTGGACATATGCTTGATAAAAGTTTATTTATATCAACAGAAGTTCAAGAAAAGAAAGTAAAACTGCCTGACGGTTCGGTACATTCTTTGCATTTTAAAGAATTGCCAGCCGTTGAGTTTAGGCGGTTTGCTATTGCTGAACAATCTGAAGATGATGACATTAAAGCCTGCTCACTTGCTAAGTTAATTTCTGTTAGTTTGTGCGATGCAGACGGCAAGCCTGCTATAACTTTTGACCAAGCATTACAGTTAAAAGCCTCCGCAATGACGGCTATTTTTGAAGCGATGTTAGAAGTAAACGGTCAAAAAAAAGCGTAGTAGCAGGTAGTGAAGAACATTTTTGGCACATTTTGGCTTTGGCATTGGGTGGCAGAACCGTAGCGGAATGGCAATCGGTTATGAGCGAAGTTGAGTTTAGGTCTTGGCTAGAGTTTTATAAAATGTCACCATTTGATGACTTGCACCGCTTTTATCGACCTGCGGCATTAATTGCAAGGTCATTTAGCGGTGGCGATATAAGCGATTTGTTAGAATGGTTACAGCCAAGACCAGTTTCAAAAGAATGGAGTCAGGCTGACATAAACACATTCAAGGCATTTGGGGCGAAAGCACCACCTGTTAAAGGTAAATAAAATGGCGGCTGGCTCGATTGTAATTGACCTGTTAATGAAAACAGGTGCGTTTGAAACAGACACTAAACGCGCAGAAAAACGTTTAAAAGAGTTTGAAAAAAGCGTCAAAACAACAACAATTGCTATTGGTGCAATTGGCATTGCGGCAGGTGCGGCTTTTGGCGTAATGGTAAAAAAATCAATTGATACAATGGACGCCATGAGCAAAATGGCTCAGTCTGCTGGCGTGTCTGTTGAAGCATTATCTTCCCTTGGTTATGCGGCAGATTTATCAGGGTTAAGCGCAGAGCAACTTGCAAGTAATCTTGGTAGGTTGACTAAAGGCATGGCTGATGCCGTTTCTGGAACAGGCGAAGCAAAAAAAGCATTTGATTTGTTGGGCATAAATGCAGGAACAATGCGTTCTGCTGATGAAGCGTTATTGCAAATAGCCGATAAGTTTGCGGTTATGGATAACGGGGCACAAAAAACAGCTTTAGCTATTCAATTGTTTGGCAAATCTGGCATGAGCATGATTCCATTTTTGAATCAAGGTCGTGACGGTTTAGCGGCAATGCAAGCAGAAGCTAGTCGGCTAGGTATTACTTTAAGCACAGAAGCGGCTCAATCAGCAGAACAATTTAATGACAATATTTTTCGTTTGACATCTGTTGCACAAGGTTTATTTAACCAAATAGCTAGTAGCCTATTGCCTGTTTTAACTGAGTTTACTGCCCAAATGTTTAATGCTTCTGTTGAAACAGATGAAACATCAAAAGCCGCAAATGATTTAGGAAAAAACAAATTACCCGAATGGGTTAAAGGTCTGACTATTACGTTCGCGGCGTTAGCTGACAGCGTTATTTTTGTATTAAAAAGCGTTGCTTTAGTTGACAAGTTTTTTGATGGGTTAGGCAAAAAGTTTGACGTCATTGGCGCTAAAATGGACAGGTTTGCATTAACCTTAAAAACGCCTTTAATTGGAGACACGCCTGATTATCTTCAAAAAGATATTGATACATTAGATAGCAAAATATTTAATTTATCTATGACAGCAATTGATGCACATGATGAAGTAAGTGCGTTATTTGCCGAAGCATCAAAAATGCAATTTTTAAATGCCGCACGTACTAGTTTTGACAGCGTATCTGTTGCACCAACTGCATTTTCACCACGCGGGGGCGGTGCTGGTACACCAATATCAAGCGGAGCGCCTACACCATTTAAAATTTCAGACCCTGCGAAAGACTTTTTAAAAGACATGCAAAAAGAAGCAGATGCTTATGTGTCTTTTTTAGGTGAAATAACAGGAAAAAGTGATTCTTTAAGAAAAGAACAAGAACAAGAATGGTTGCGTTATGCCAAATCAATTGGTGACATTACAACCGAAGAATTTGATTTGGCAATGAAAAAGCTAAACGCTACTGAAAGCGAATTAAGCCAATTTGCAATTCAAGCCGCCCGTAATATTCAAGATATTTTAGGCGATGGTTTATATAACGCTTTGTCAGGTCGGTTTACTGATATTGGCTCTGCATTTGCCGAAATGATTACAAAAATGTCTGCTGATTTAATGGCTTCACAAGTTGCTAAATTTTTATTTGGCAATTATGGAGAATCAGACCAAATGGGCGGAATTATTGGTCAAATAGTTAATGCGGTTGGCGGTGCAATAGGCGGTTCGTTTGGAACGACATCAGCACCTATGGCTGTTGCAAGTAATAATATGTCATTTGCAACTGGTGGCTATACAGGCGAAGGCGGTAAGTATGAACCAGCAGGTGTTGTACATAGAGGTGAATTTGTAGTTAATGCTAACTCAACTAAAAAACTCGGTGTTGGCTTTCTTGACCGTTTAAATAAAGGTTATGCAAATGGTGGTTATGTTGGTTCAGCCGCAAGTGCAATGAGTGGTGGCGTCAACATCAATATAAAGAATGAGGCTGGTCGCGATGGGTATCAGGCTACTGCTACAGTCAATAAAAACGAAGGCGGCTTAAACGTTGATGTAATCGTTCGCAAAGCTATTGCTAATGACCTGCGTAATAATGGGCAAATTGCACAACAAATGAGTGCGACATTTGGTCTAAGGAGGTCAGTATGACATCGCCAGTTTTACCATCGTATGTAAAGTTTTTATATGAAGGCTATCAACAAAGCAGAGAGTCTGCGTTGATGCGTACTGAAATGGAAACAGGCATACCGAGGCAAGCAAAAATTAAAAGTAGGGTTTTAACAACCCGAAGTGGGCGTTTGTACATGCCGACAAAAGCAAATTACCTTGCATTTTTAACTTGGTATCGTGATGAAATTAATGAAGGTGCTTTGTTTTTTTATATGACTGACCCTGTAACCGAAGAAACTATTGAAGCCCGTTTTGTTAATGGTGGTTTTACATCTATGCCAATGAGTGCATCATTAGATTTTTGGGAAATATCTGTTCAAATAGAATCTTGGGGTTGATATGGCAAGAGCATATTCAGCCGTTTACAAATCAACTTTGGCTCAAGTTTCAGCGCCTGAAGCGCCTTTTATTATGCTTGAAATTGACCACCCTGATTTGGTCGAACCAATTAGAATTATTAACGACAATCAAGACTTAACAAGCAATGGCGAATTGTATATAGGTTGTCCATTTAGGTGCGTGTTGCCTGATGATTTTGAAAACCAATTGCCAAAAGCGCGTTTAGCAGTAGATAACATTGGTCGTGAATTAATGTATTGGATAGAAACCACATCAGGCGGTAACGGTTCAACTGTAAAATTTATGCAAGTTATGCGTTCAAGACCAGACCAAATTGAGTGGGAAATTGTTATGAGTTTGTATAATGTAAACGTAAATATGCAAGAAGTTGCGGGTGAACTAGGTTTTGAAAACTTATTTTCTAAGCCTGCAATTAACCTTCAATACAGACCGACTACTTGCCCGAGTATTTTTTAATGATTCATTGGTCAGAACAATACATTGGTAAAGAATATAAAATAGGTCAAGCTGACTGCGCTAGGTTACTATCAGATGTTAGAAAAGAAGTATTTAATTTGTCTGTACCGTCTGACGTAGAGGTTGAACGCAAGGCAAGCAGGTTGCAACGGTTAGCGCAGATGACTGACTTGGTTGGTGAATATTGTGAAAAAACAAGTGCACCAACAGAAGGTGATGCAGTTTTAATGATGTGCAGGGGCAGACCATCTCATATAGGTGTGTATTGCATAGTAAATAATGAACCGTGCGTACTTCACGCTATGGAAAACGCAAAGATGGTTGTTTTACATAAGTTACGTCATTTGCCAAAAGTGTTTCTGTCTATTGAAGGGTTTTATAAATGGAAAGCGTAAAGAAGACAGACATCAATGTAATTTGGCATCCGCATCCAGTTGTTAATTCGGTTGGTCGCCAAAACTTATCTGTCGTTTTAACAAAGCGCACAACAATTAGAGAATTACTAATTCAATCAGGCATAGATACACAACAACCAATTGTCATAACGGTAAATGACAAAATGTTGGAAGTAAAAGAATGGGATACTGTATGCCCATATGCAGGGCAGATAATTAATGTGCAAGCCTCGGTGACAGGCGGTGGCGATGGTGGCTCTAACGCTTTGCAAATTGTAGCGATGATTGCCGTGGTTGCCGTAGCCGCTTATATAGGTGGTCCTACGGGTGCGGCATATTTTGGTAGCGAAGCAATTGCCTATGGTGTTGCCGCGGCTGTATCAGTTGGTGGCTCACTTTTAATCGGTGCTATTTTTGCACCAACTCCACAATCGGTAGATTTTAATAACGCACAAACGGCTCAAACTTCACCTACTTATAGTTTGACTGGTGGCTCAAACAGAGCAAGACCTTATCAGCCGATGCCAGTTTTGATGGGCTACCACCGTATATTTCCTGATTATGGTGCAAGACCTTATTCTGAGTATCACGGAAACGACCAATATTTATATCAAATTTTTCATTTCGGTTTAGCAACCGCTGATTATTCTGACTATAAGATTGGCACAACACCTATTACTAGTTACCAAGATTACGAATGGGTAGATACAAATGTAGATGGTCAATTAGTCGAGTTCCCATCTAACGTAGATACTTTGATTGGCGCTAACTTAACTAATGAAGCGGGTTGGATAGAGCGCACATCGTCACCAGAAGCCTACCAATTGGGCGTAGATATAGTTGGCACGTTTTATTATGCAAATGATAATGGCGGGTTATCAACGGCTTCTGCCACTATTGAAATTGAATACAAATTAACTACTAGTGGTGTGTGGTTTGACACAATAACTGAAACTTTAAGCGGTGCGTCACAATCTCCTGTTCGCCAAACATTTTTTATTACCGTGCCTACTGTTGGAACTTATGATGTAAGAGTGCGAAGAACAACGGCTGACAGTACAGAAAGCAGGTTGCAAAATAAAACAGTTTTTGACGTTTTACGGACATATCAACTTGATGATGCAACCTATTTTGGGCAGTCGCGTAGAGGTTTAATTATTCGTGCGTCTGAACAAATTAGCGGGACAATTCAGCAACTTTCAGCCATTGGTGATGCCTACGCAAATTATTGGAACGGCACAGATTGGGTAAACGGCAAAACGAGTAACCCCGCGCATTGGTTTATGGACTTTGCAAAAGGTCGGTACGATACTAATGGCAAATTACTTTACGGCATTGGGTTTACAGATTTACAAATAGATTTGGCGTCATTAAACGCATGGGCGGAATTTTGTTCTGATGAGGGCTTAACATTTAATGCGGTGCTAGATAGTACGCAGACAGCCGCTGAAATAATTATGGCAATTGCACGGTGCGGTTTTGCATCACCAAGCTGGGCATCAGGAAAACTAGGCATTGTTTGGGATGCTAGAAATCAATCACCAACAGCCGCCTTTGGTATGTCAAACATAATTAAAGGTTCGTTTGAAGTCACATATTTGACTGAACAATTAGCAGATGAGATTGTAATCAGTTTTGTAAATCCTGAAAAAGATTGGGCGCAAGACGAAGTGCGGGTCACAATACCTGAAGTTGAAAACCCATTGCGCTCAAGCACGGTTACTTTGTTCGGGTGTACTTCAAAAACAATGGCTGGCAAATTTGCCAACTATCTTGCGGCACAGCAATATTACCGCAAACGCAGAATTACTTGGGAATCAGATTTTGAGGGCTTTGTTTGCCAGCGTGGTGATGTTGTATTGCTCTCGCATGATTTGACTCAATGGGGCTACTCAGGGCGCATTGTAGGTGTGAAAAACCTAGGAGCAATTGATGACATAGAAGGTGTTGATGC